TTAATGAGTTTGAAAGGTGGTTTCTAACCGCTGGCACAAAACCATTTCAAACCCTCGTCAACATGCACCAATTTGGCTACGAGGTCGAGAAAGAGAAGCGGTATTTGGTGAAGATTAAAGGGAATATTAAAGAAAATATGTTGGTTTATGGAGAACTTTTGGAAAGGTATTTCTTTACAAAAAGCCTTAGCTTAGACAACGCTATATATTCCCACACCCAAAAAGAGCTTGAAGAAGCTGGTTTCGGCTGGGTGTTTGATTGCCCAGGCGTGGAAGTTGAGGAGGTTGAAGAATGATTATTAAGAATTACAAATATGATTATTCAAGTGGCAGAATCTGCTACACAATTGATGTAGATGGCTATGAAGTAGCCATGGAACATACAAAGACAGAGTACGGCAGTGTACAAAGAAATGATATTGATGATTTCTTGGTTTCAGTAGAGAATTACGACTTTCAAGAAGCTGAGATTATTGAGGCATTCGTTGACTTTCAAAATGATTTGCTCTTGTATGGAATTGGTTTCGAATTGAGAAATGAGGTGGAGTGATGAAAGAAGTTATTATGGCTACGTTGCCTAACAAAGAATTGAACAGATTGATAAAAATTGAATTGACTGTCCAAACAATGATTGACCGTGGACTTATTGACGAAGAGCAGTTTAATGAAATTATGGATGAAGAAGAGTAAGGAGGTCACAGATTGAAACGATTCATTGCTATCTGGATTCTTGTCTCTGCTGGATTGAACATCTGGCAGATGGACAGGATTCGAGATTTGGAAGAGAAGAAGCCGATGGTTGTCTATCGAGCTGATAATCAAGGCACAGAAATTAAAGGAAGAGTCGTTGAGAAAGGACGACACGGGAAGTTGTACACGATTACGATTCGTGATTATGGGATTTTCGTAGTTACTAGAGAGCAATTTGAGAAAATCAAAGTAGGGGATGAGGTGATGTTATGACAATAAAATTTAGAGCGTGGATGAAGCAATATGAAAAAATGGATAATGACATTGGTGAGATGTATTTTGAAGATGGTGAGTTTAAATACATTGGGGATGATGTCCATTATAAACGACTGCCAGAACACGTAATTTTCATGCAATCAACAGATATGGTTGATAGAGATGGCAAGATAATCTTCGAAGGTGACATAGTCAAAATGGCTAAGGATGTCTATTCTGAACCGACTTATTACGAGGTTGTAAGACACCGTGGTGGAGCATATCGTCTTGAATCTAAACAACACGGATGTGAATTGTGGCTACGACATGCTGATTGTGATGTCGTGGGGAATGTATATGAGAACAAGGAGTTGCTAGATGCCTGACGTAGAATGGATTATAGAGAATTGCCATATGATGCAAGACAATGGTTGTTGGGCAGGAGAGAAGCAGATTTCCTACGCTAGTCCAGATGGGCAGTACACGTATTATGTGAACAAGCGCAAAGATGGAACTTATTATTTACATGGAGCGAGTAGACATTATGGGAGGAATTGAAATGAACAAAATAATAGGAATACTTGAATTTAAGGATTTTGATGCATTTGTTGGCGGGAAAATTATGCCTGTATATCTTCGCAGTACTAATCCAGATGTGCCAACTACAAACAAAAATGAGGCCCTAAAGGTTACGAAAAGTAGATACAAAAAAGAATTTTCTAACAAGTATATCTTTAGAAAGGTTAGCGAAATTGATAAATGATAATGTAAACAATCCAAGTCACTACCAAGGACGGTTCGGCATGGAATCAATCGATGCTTTAAGGAACTTCATGACAGACGAACAGCTGAAAGGTTTTTTTATGGGTAACAGCTTGAAGTACATACTACGACATCAGAAGAAGAACGGTCTCGAAGACCTGAAAAAAGCACGCAAGAACCTTGACTGGCTGATTGAGGAGATGGAACATGAGAATTAAGACATCAAACGGATCTATCATAAATGTTGACAAGATAAAGCGTAGCATCACGATTGATGGTGTTGAATACGGTTCAGATTGTCAAGCGCTAGTCTCTAAGCATAGAAATGGTACAGGGACTATTACATTAGTATTTGAAGGAAAAATGATTTAAAAAAGGAGTAAAAACAATGTTTACACAATACGATCACGAAACAGGGAAAACTAAATTTACAAAACTTGCAAAAGGTGGCATCGTCACGGTTGTTGCTATTGCTTCGTTAGGAATTTTTAGGGGACTTGCTGTGAAGCGCATCCCAGCTAATACGGTTGGAGTAAAGGTCAGTGCAATTGGAGGTGTTCAAGAAAACACCCTACAAACAGGCTATCATCTTAAAATTCCTTTCATTGATACCGTCTATACTCTTTCGACTTCAGTTCAGACGAAGACGATGGAAAAAATCACAACTCAGACCAAAGATGGTCAATGGTTGAACACTAACATCGATGTGAAATATCGTGTTAATAAAGAAAAGGCTATGACTATATTTTCAAACTATACGAAGTTGGAGAATGTTAATGAGAGTGTCATTGCGCCAGCAGTACAGAGAGCTATCGAGTCGGTTACTGGGAATTATGACATCTACGACATTCTTGGGAATAAACGCACAGAAGTCTATGAAGAGATTGACAAGGCGCTAAAAGAGAAATTTGAATCTTATGATCTTGAATTTGTTTCATTCACAATAACTGACCAAGATGCAGGAGATGAGATTGAAGCAGCAATCAAATCTGAATCTGTCAAACAGAAGGAAATCGACACAGCTAAACAGGAACAGGAGAAAGCTAAGGTCGAAGCTGACACCAAGAAAGTTCAAGCTCAAGCCGAAGCGGATGCTGGTATCATTAAAGCAGAAGGTGAAGCCAAAGCTAACAAAGCTAAGTCGGACTCAATCACAGATAACCTTATCCGTATGAAAGAAGCAGAAGCCAGAGAGAAGCATGGCTGGGTTACTGTTAATGGAGCAGGTGGTGTGATTACAAATCATGAGTAAAAGATAAACGGCATAGAAATGAGGTGAGCGATGCCTTTCTTTCCAGAAATAAACGAAGCCAAAACAAAAGAAAATGCCAAGAAAATTTTGGAGGGATATCCTCATTGGCGTCGTGTAGCAAATGATTCAGATGGTCAGAGAGTAACTACGACCTACTCATTCACGCCACGGAATCCATCAAGTGGTAAAAATAGTCAAGTTGAGAAATTGGCAATTCGCAAAGTTGATGCAGAGCTAGAGCTAGATGCGATAGAACAGGCTGTCAGTAAATTACATGATCCTTTTTATCGTAAAATCATATACGAGAAGTATCTTGTTTGGAATCAAAAAAAAGATGAGACGGTGTACAATGAGCTTGCAATTTCAGAAAGTTCATATTATGAAATTCTTAGTAAGGCTTTATTAGCATTTGCAGAGATTTATCGAAATGGTGAACAGGTCGCAATTTTGGAGTAAAAGCGGAGTAAGTCAAGAGTAAATATACGATTTTGTGTGCTAAAATTATATTATGAAATATTTGTAAAAGGCGGGCCCACCCTGCCTTTTCTTGCAGTTTGGAGGTGATATCGTGAAAAAAGTAGAACCTATTCGTGAACTTGATGACATTGAACGGATGAAAGACTTTTTAAAATCAAAGAGTGAGCGAAACTATGTCCTAATCATGTGCGGTCTGTATTCTGGAATGCGCATCAGCGATATTATACCTCTCCAAGTGAAACAAGTGACAGGCGATAGAATCGAGGTTACTGAAAAGAAAACTGGTAAGGTCAAGCGATTTGCTATCAACCCTGAATTAAGAAAAGCTTTAAGTCACTACATTAAAACAAATGACCTTAAAGGTTATGATTACCTATTTCCAAGTAAGAAAAAAGTTAGGACAGACGGAGTAAGAATTGTTCATATTGGAAGAGTTGCAGCTTATCAAATATTAAAGCAAGCAGCTGAACATGTTGGCCTTAAAAACATTGGGACTCACTCAATGAGAAAATCATTTGGTTATCATCATTACAGAAAAAATCAAAATGTAGCGATCTTGATGGAATTATTTAATCATTCATCTCCAGATATCACACTTGATTATATAGGTATTAAGCAGGATGAATTAGATGATTCAATGATGAATTTTAGCTATTAAATGACTATTTATTTTACATAATGAGAAAATGTAAATTAGTTTTTAGAAAAGTATAGTGGAAGCCTTGGTACTCTTGACTTTGAAGTTGTTTAATTTTATTTAACAGAATATAAGATATGTTAAATATAAGAGAGTGTAAGAAGCTAAAAAACCTCCCCCCTACATCATAAAAATTTAGCCCCCCTACCTGCTAAAAAAGAAAGGCCCCTCCCTAGATGAATACCCCCCATGAACGACCGGACCGGAGCGGTCCTCACAGAGTTGCTTTTGAAAAGAATAAAAATATTATTCTCAAAACAAGAAATACTTGTGGGATTTGTGGACTACCAGTTGACAAATCCTTGAGGTACCCACATCCATTAAGTCCGGTCATTGACCACATTATTCCAATCAATCGCAACGGTCATCCATCAGATATTCAAAACTTGCAGTTAGCCCACTGGCAATGCAATAGACAGAAGTCTGACAAGCTTTACGCTGATGATAGATCAGCCAATGCTACTGTTGTGGGCAACAGGAACTTGCCACAATCTAGAGACTGGACAAAGTACAGAGCTTGAAGAAGCCAAAAAAAGAAAAATTATATTATTTTTTAAAAATGTCAAAAATAATTTTGAATACTTAGAATTTGAAAAAATAACAGATATGTGTGAAGTAAGTCCTAGCAGAGGATAGGGGGGTATCCCCCTCCCACTGGGCGCTCGAGGGCTTCACACCGTCACTGTACATTTTTTCTCGCGGGAAATGAAAGGTAGTTGTATAAAATGACATTGAAAGGTATGGGCTATCTCAGGAAGAAGTTAGCCAACTATAAAATGGGTGTAGATACTAGATATAATCAGTATGCTATGCAACACAATGACATAGATGTTGGTATTACGATACCACCTCAAATCAGGCAACAATATCGAGCGGTCTTAGGTTGGGCTGCTAAAGGTGTTGATAGCCTAGCAGACCGTTTGGTCTTTCGTGAGTTTGCTAACGACGAATTTGGGGCAAATGAAATCTTTGCTCAGAACAATCCAGATGTATTCTTTGATAGCGCGATCCTTTCAGCTTTGATTGGGTCGTGTTGTTTTGTCTACATCTCGCAAGGGGATGATGATGACGCTCCTAGGTTGCAGGTTATCGAGGCAAGCAATGCAACTGGTGTTCTGGATCCTATCACTGGCTTGCTGACAGAGGGCTATGCAGTACTGAAGCGAGACGACAATGGTTATGCCGTGCTTGAGGCTTACTTCACTGGTGATGTGACTTGGTTCTATCCAAAAGATGGAAAGCCGTTTGCAATAGGAAATCCAACGGGTGTTCCTTTGCTGGTGCCAGTCATTCATAGACCTGATGCTGTCCGTCCGTTTGGTCGGTCACGAATTACTCGGGCTGGGATGTACTATCAGAGATATGCTAAACGAACGCTTGAGCGGTCAGATGTGACTGCTGAGTTCTATTCATTCCCTCAGAAGTATGTGTTGGGATTGAGTCAAGATGCTGAGGCGATTGATACTTGGAAAGCGACTGTATCTAGCTTGCTGACCTTTACGAAAGATGACGAGGGGGACAAGCCGAATGTGGGACAATTCACCACATCCAGCATGTCTCCTTTTACTGAGCAGTTACGGACTGCAGCGGCTGGATTTGCTGGGGAAATGGGATTGACCTTGGATGACCTTGGTTTTGTGTCTGACAATCCGTCATCTGTTGAAGCTATCAAGGCTAGTCATGAGAACTTGCGGTTAGCTGGTCGTAAGGCTCAGCGCTCTCTGGGCTCTGGTTTGCTAAATGTGGCTTATGTGGCAACTTGTTTACGTGATGAGTTTCCGTATCTGAGGAAACAATTCAATAAAACGGTCGTGAAGTGGGAGCCTTTGTTTGAGGCGGACGCTAACATGCTGACTTTGATTGGTGACGGTGTTATCAAACTGAATCAAGCGGTGCCTGGCTATATGGATGCTGAAACCATCCGTGACTTGACTGGTATTAAAGGGTCAGACAAGCCTGCTCCAGTAGTGAAGGAGGGTGCAGATGGTGGAGGATATCGTTCCGAGCCTGCTCAAGAAAATCAAGTCTGAGTTTGAAGGTGCTAGGCTAGACAGCGAGGTCTTGAAAGACTTGCTGTCTAAGCTACATCATAACAAGGCAAGTTATTTGGACGCTAATCAATATGCTATTGAAATTGGGGAGATACTTTCTAAGGCTCTGGGAGCCTCTCTGACGAACGAAACACTACCAGACGGTAAAATGTATTACAACATCGCTCAACGTGTGCTGACGGACGTTCTGGGGCGAAATTACGAGCTTGTGAGTGATTATACCGAGCAAGTTCAGAAGAATTTGAACTCTGAGGCTAAAATTGGGCTAACTGCTCAGGTTCCTGAATTGAATCAAGACAGAATTGATGGTCTAGTCAATCGTTTAGCCAGTGAGGAAAGTTTTGATGATGTAAAATGGTTGCTTGATGACCCAATTGTAATTTTTAGTCAGAGTATTGTGGATGATAGTATTCGAAAAAATGCGGAATTTCATCATAAAGTGGGGTTGAGTCCGAAAATCGTTCGAAGAGTTGTCGGTCATCCGTGCAAGTGGTGCAAGAGTTTAGAGGGTTCATACAATTATCCAGAAGTTCCTAAGGATGTATATAGACGGCACGGAAAGTGTAGGTGTACTGTTGACTATCATCCTGGTAATGGGAAGAAACAGAATGTTCATACTAAGAAGTGGACTGATGAAAAGCAAAAATTAGTTAGAAAAAGAAGCCGTATTGGTATAGAGTCTGTTGACGAGCGTGAGCAAAAGCGCTATAATAGGGTTATGAAGAGTAGTGGTGCTGTGTATGGTGCTTGGAATAGTAAGAACGACCCTGATGAAATTCATCGAAGGGCACATGCCGAGCAATATTACGAATCCGTTAGGAGGCGTAATACGGATAGAGAAATTGTCCGTATAGCTAAGAATACTGGATTTTCCCAAGATGATATCCGAGCGGTTTATTTACATGTTTTTGAGAATTACTATGATTTAGAGGGCGGAAGAAAACGTTTTGATCCAGATTATGATATGGCTCAATCGTGGAGTCGTCTCTTTGATGGTAACAATATCCAAGATCATGATAAAACGTTGCTACATCATGAGCTTATGGAAAGTAAACTTATGGCAAAAGGAATGGACTATGACACTGCTCATAAGATTACTCAAGAAAAATATGATTACTTGGGTGAGTTGATTAAGTGGCAAATTGAAAGAGGTGATTTGTAATGATTAAACTTGAAAAAATAAAAAATTCTAAAAGCAATGGTTATTTTTATCATCCTGAAAATACTGCCGATGTCGGTATGATTGAAATCAAGGGTGATGAAGTTGTTGTTGCAGTTGAGTCTAATCGTGATAAAGAACTTGGTGTTCCTTACTATGCAAATAAAGCAAGGGCTGAGGTTCTTCGTTTGCTTAAAGCTGGTCAACTTGTTGATGAGAAATTATTAGCGTGGTATTAAATTGCTTAAACTTATTAAAATTTTCAATTCAAAGAGTAAGGGTTATTGGTATATTCCTGAAAACCGTGACCCAGGTATGATTGAGATTGATGAGCGCACTGGTGAAGTTACAGTTGCCATCGAGTCGAATTATGATAAAGAACTAGGTTATCCTTACTATGCGAACAAGGCTCGTGGAGCAGTGAAGCAGATGTGGGATAGAGGAGAATTACCAAGTGAGAAATCTTTTGCTTGGGGATAAGCACTTAGAAAATTCTAAGTGCTTTTCTTATTTTTAATTTTTTTCAAAAAACCTCTTGACTTTTTGGTAACACAGTTATATGATAATTGTGTTACCAAGAAAAGAGGTGATGACATGGTAGCAAAAGTCGGAAGACCGAAAAGTGAAAATCCTCGCAGAAATAATACAAGACTTCGTATGACTGATGAAGAAGTAGCAATGTTAGAGTATTGTGCTGAACAAACAGGAAAGACGAAGACGGAAATTTTAATGCTGGGACTAGAAAAGGTCTACAACGAAATCAAAAAATAGCCTAGAACCCACTAACGCCAATCAGATGGTTCTAAGCTATCGCACGAAAGAAACTCTTTCTGAAATCATTATATCAGAAAAGAGCTTCTTTGTCATACCGCAAAGGAGTTTTTATTATGGCAAAAATTGAACTTTTAGACAGTTACGAAGATTTACTAAACTATGTTGAAGAAATCCGTGAGAGTATGGATTTGATTCACAATTGGCTAGCAAAAGAGCCAGATTGGGATAGTCAGTGTGAATTATATGATTTTATTGCTCAACATAGCTCACAATTCGCTGTATTAAATCTTATCATGTACAGGCTGGATAGTCTTAAAGATGAGCATCGTACTATTATTGATAATTATATTAAAGGAGAAATAAAATGAATCAACTTATTACTGTAAACTTAAACGATAATCAAGAACCAGTTGTGTCTGGTCGTCAATTACACGAAGCATTGGGAGTTAAAACAGAATACAGGAAATGGTTTGGAAGAATGACGGAGTATGGTTTTGAAGAAAATCACGATTTCGTAAGGGTAACCCAAAAATGTCCGACCCCTGGAGGTCTGCAAGATATGACTGACCACATCATCAAGTTAGACATGGCTAAGGAAATTGCCATGATCCAGCGGACCGACAAAGGAAAAGAAGTCCGTCAGTATTTCATACAAGTTGAGAAAGACTTCAATAGTCCTGAAAAGATTATGGCTAGGGCATTGAAGATTGCGGATAATAAAATCCATAAACTGGAAGCGCAGATGGAAGCTGACAAGCCAAAAGTTCTCTTTGCTAATGCAGTGTCAGCTAGTCAGACATCTATTTTGATTGGGGACTTTGCTAAGTTGCTCCGTCAGAATGGTCTGGATATTGGTCAGAATCGTTTATTCATTTGGCTACGTGAAAATGGATTTCTAATTAACCGCAAAGGGGACTCTTGGAATATGCCAACTCAGCGTAGTATGGATAGGGGATTGTTTGAAATTAAAGAACGAACACACCATGAACCTAATGGAACAATTCGTATCAGTAAAACTACAAAAATTACTGGAAAAGGTCAAGTCTATTTCATGGAAAAACTATTAGCAGAAGTAGCCTAATATTAGCACTCGAAAGGGTGCTTTTTTTATCCCAGCGATAGGGTTATCATGCGGTACGATTGAAAGGAGCAGTGGATGGCTAGAAAGAAACTTGGCAATCAGAATCCTACTCAATCGGTAATTTTAAAGTACGTCAAGAAAAATTCTAAGGCGAAAGAAGCGGTAGAAATCTACGAGCGGACGGGTCTTTCTTGCTACGCTTGGCAAGTCAACTTGTTGACCTCTATCATGGCGGTTGACAAGAATGGTTTGTGGGTGCATCAAAAATTTGGCTACTCTATTCCTCGTCGTAATGGGAAGTCCGAACTCTTGTACCTTTTTGAACTTTGGGGCCTGCATAATGGACTAAACATCCTACACACGGCTCATAGAATATCCACCTCTCATTCCTCTTTTGAAAAGGTGAAACGTTACCTTGAAAAAATGGGATATGTGGACGGTGAGCATTTTAGCTCTATACGAGCCAAGGGACAAGAGCGGATTGAACTGTTTGACGGTGGTGGGATTGTACAATTCCGTACCAGAACATCCAATGGTGGTTTGGGGGAAGGTTTTGACCTTCTCGTTATCGATGAGGCTCAGGAATATACGACTGAGCAGGAATCGGCGTTGAAATATACGGTAACGGATAGTAGCAATCCGATCACAATCATGTGTGGGACGCCTCCTACACCTGTTTCAAATGGGACGGTATTCACAAACTACCGTAAGACTTGCCTATTTGGGAAAGGAAAATACTCAGGTTGGGCGGAATGGTCGGTCTCTGAGGAAAAAGAAATTGATGATGTCGATGCCTGGTATAACTCCAATCCCTCAATGGGCTACCATTTGAATGAGAGGAAGATAGAAGCTGAGCTTGGTGATGATAAGCTAGACCATAATGTTCAGCGTTTGGGTTATTGGCCAGAATACAACCAGAAATCTGCTATTTCGGAAACAGAATGGAATGAGTTGTGTGTTGACTCTATGCCTGATTTATCAGGTAAGTTGTTTGTCGGAGTCAAATACGGTCAAGATGGCGCAAACGTGGCATTAAGTATTGCTGTTCGTACGGTAGATGAGAGGATTTTTGTTGAGACGATTGACTGTCAGTCAGTCCGTAACGGGAATGACTGGATCTTGGATTTTGTAAAGCGCGCTGATGTGGCTACTATAGTAGTCGATGGAGCAAGCGGTCAGAAAATCCTTGATGAAGAGTTGAAAAAGGAACGCATGAAGAGCGTGATATTGCCCACGGTTAAGGAAATCATCGTGGCTAACTCTATGTGGGAACAAGGGATTTATCAAAAGACCTTGTGCCATGCTGGTCAACCGTCTTTGAAGAAAATCACAACTAACTGTGAGAAGCGGAACATCGGTTCAAATGGTGGGTTTGGCTATCGCTCGCATTTTGCGGATATGGATATTTCTTTGATGGATAGCGCCTTGCTTGCGCATTGGGCTTGTTTGACAACCAAGCCTAAGAAAAAGCAAAAAATCAGTTATTAAGAGGAGCAGTTGAGAGACTGCTTTTTTTGATGCCTAAAAAATTACCGAACTGCCGGGGAAGCAGGAGAAAGGAGACATGAAGATGTCTGAATTTAAAACGATTGAAACACAAGAAGAGCTAGATAACATCGTGAAGGAACGTATCAGACGTGAGTGTGAAAAATTCGGTGATTATGATGATCTTAAAAAACGTGTTTCAGAACTGGAATCTGAAAACAGTGCTTTGAAGTCTACTGTTGAAGATGACAAGCAAACCAGAGCGGGATTAGACGCTCAAATCACTGAATTGCAGGGGCAAGTGAGCAATTATGAAACTGCTAACTTGCGAACTCGTATCGCTTTACAAAATGGCTTGCCTTATGACTTAGCTGACCGTCTTCAAGGTGCTGACGAAGAGGCATTGAGGGCTGATGCTGAGCGTCTAGCTGGTTTTATGCGTCCAGCGACACCTCAAGCGCCACTAAGAGATACTGAGCCACCTATCGGTGATAACAAAGAAATGCAAATGAAGCAGATGCTTCATGAATTACAACCAAAAGGAGAATAGAAATTATGGCAGATAATGCAATGAAAACTGGAACACTTTTTAAACCAGAAGTAGTAAAAGAATTGATTAGCAAGGTGCAGGGTAAATCTGTACTAGCTAAATTGTCAGCACAAACCCCAATTCCGTTCAATGGAGTGGAGCAATTCATCTTCAATCTTGAAGGAAATGCGCAAATCGTTGGTGAGGGTGAGCAAAAACAAGCTGGTAAAGCTAAAATCACTTCCAAAGTAATCAAACCACTTAAATTCGTTTACCAGGCTCGTATCACAGATGAGTTCAAGTACGCTTCAGAAGAAAAACAAATGAACTTCTTGTCAGCATATATGGACGGATTTGCTAAGAAGATTGCAGAAGCCTTTGACCTTGCTGCTCTTCATGGTTTGGAGCCAAAATCCATGACAGATGCAACTTTCCGCGCAACCAACTCATTTGATGGTGTGATTAGTGGAAGTGTCGTGACGTATGATGAAACTAAAATCGATGAAAATATTGAAGACGCAGTACAACAGGTTATTGCCCGTGGTTGCGAGGTAACAGGTATTGCCTTATCGCCAACAGCAGGTCACGCATTAGGTAAACTAAAAGACGCTGATAAACGTGCGGTTTATCCTGAGTTCCGCTTTGGCCAAAATCCTGATTCATTCTACGGCATGAAGTCAGATATCAACAAGAACCTTACTGTCACTGGTGGTACTGCTGAAACAGACCACGCTATCGTTGGGGATTTTCAAAACCGCTTCAAGTGGGGTTATGCTGAAAATATTCCAATGGAAATCATTGAATATGGTGATCCAGATGGTGCAGGTCGTGACCTTAAAGCCTACAATGAAATCTGTTTGCGTGCGGAAGCCTTTATCGGTTGGGGTATCCTTGATGAAGATGCCTTCGCTCGTGTGAAAGCGTAAGTTTTATGGCTTTATACCGTGATATGAAAACGGGCGTGATTATCTCCGCTGAGAGTGTTCTTGGCGGAGATTGGGTGCCTGTGGAAGATACGGCACCAAGCGGAGGAGATTTGACTGTAGCGGAGTTGAAGTCTAGTTTGGATGAGCTGGGCATTGATTACGATAAGAGTTCAAAAAAATCCGATTTGGTAGCCTTGTACGAGGAAAACAAGGGTTAAGCTATGGAAAATTTTGCAAAGATTGAAGACTTAGAATTGTTGTGGCGCTCGTTGAAATTTGATGAGCGTGCAAGGGCTGAGGCTCTGTTGGAAGTTGTATCTAATTCTTTGCGAGTGGAAGCTGAAAAAGTCGGTAAAGACCTTGATGATATGGTAGCTGAGAGCGTGTCATTCGCTAGTGTTGCTAAGTCTGTCACGGTCGATATCGTGGCACGAACCTTAATGACCTCAACGGACCATGAACCGATGACTCAGGTATCTGAAAGTGCCTTGGGTTATTCGTTTAGTGGTTCTTACCTTGTCCCTGGTGGCGGTCTCTTTATCAAAGACACCGAACTGAAAAGGCTAGGCTTGAAGAAAAAGCAGAAATATGGAGCGGTTGAAATTTATGACATACCTAAAAGGAATTACTGTAATTTTAGTAGACAAGGTAGAGTCTGGTGAAGATGATTTTGGTCATCCTATTTTTGAAAATAAAGAGATTGTGATTGAAAATGTGTTAGTTGCGCCAACGTCTACTCAAGACGTTTTGAATAAGTTGAGTATTACAGGCAAAAAGGCTGTCTACACAATTGCCATTCCAAAAGGCGACCAAAACAACTGGGAAAACCGTGAAGTCAAGTTTTTCGGACGGAAATGGCGCACCATTGGCTTGCCAGAAGAGGGGATTGAATCCATGATTCCTTTGGCTTGGAATAGAAAGGTTATGGTGGAAGCATTTGAGTAATATGAAATTTAAACTTAACGGGGCAGGCGTGTCGGAGCTTTTAAGGTCGCCAGAAATGCAAGCTATCCTTGAAGAGAAAGGGAAAGTGGTTGCAGATGGTGCAGGAGAAGGCTTTGAGCTTAAGATGTCTCCAGGTCAAACGCGTGCCAATGCAACGATTAGTACGACGGATATCAAGAGCATGGTGAGAAACAACAAGCACAATATTTTATTGAATGCACTAGGAGGCGCTAAATGATTGAGTTAATCGTAAGGAAGTTCTTGAGCAAGGAGCTGCAAGTGCCTTGCTATTTGGAGCACCGAAAAGACTTGCCAGAGAGCTATGTGATGATTGAAAAGACAGGAGCTGGTGGAAGTGATTACACTCATTCAGCTACTTTGGCTTTTCAGAGCTATGCCCCTTCTTTACAAAAGGCCGCTGAATTAAATGAGGTCGTAAAGAAAGCGGTGGAAAATCTCATCACGATTGATGAGGTGTGTGGCGTGCATCACAATAGTGATTACAACTTCACAGATACAGAGACTAAGAAATATCGCTACCAAGCGGTATATGATATTAACTATTTTTAAGGAGGTACTATGGCGCAGGAAGATAGCGTGACAGAAGTACGAACAGCTACAGAAAGTACAACAGGAGGAAATAAAATGAGTACTGCAACAGCATCAAACGTAACCGCTGCAAAACCTAAAATCGGTGGAGCAGTCGCAACAGCCCCAGCAGGCACAACTTTGCCTACAAACGCAAAAGAAGAACTTAACGTCGCATTTAAAAAGCTAGGCTACATTTCAGAAGATGGTTTGACAAATGAAAACTCTCCAGAGTCAGAAGAAGTCAAAGCGTGGGGCGGACAAACTGTCTTGTCTTCTCAAACTGAAAAGAAAGACACCTTCAAATACAAATTGATTGAAAGTTTGAACATCGAGGTTTTGAAAGAGACCTATGGCCCAGAAAACGTTACTGGAACTCTTGAAACTGGTATCATTATCAAGGCAAATGGTAAAGAGTTGCCAGAGCATTGCCTTGTAATTGAAACGTTGTTGAAGAGCGGATATGTTAAACGTATCGTTATTCCTCGTGGTAAAGTCAGCGAAATCGGTGAAATCAGCTACAAAGACGGTGAACCTATCGGTTATGAGTTGACTATCACAGCATTGCCAGATTCAAACGAAAACACCCACTACGAATACATCCAAGGAGCGTAATAGATGACGAAGCAGATTGAGTTTCCAAAAATGAATGACAAAATTGAGGGCAAAACAGATGGTGGTTTTGCCTTTTCGATTGAAACGAGAAGACTAGACAACTACCTTTTGTTGCGCTATATCGGTAAAGCAGATAGTGGTGACGTGCAAGCCGTAGATAAAGTTCTAGACCTTCTTTTTGGTCCAGAACAGGCTGAAAAATTCATTGATTTCTTGGTTGAAGAAGATGGAATCCTTCCAAATGAGAAACTTTTTGGAGAAATCAAGAGCGTATTTGCACAGGTAGAAAAGTTAAAAAAATAACGATACTGGCGCATATGATAGACCTAGATGAAGACGCTTTGATATGTGATTTAGCGGAAACATATCAAGTATATGACTACAAACAACTACCACTATCAACGGTAGCTGTTTTTGCTTATGGCTTGAAAGATGATTCACGTATCAAGCAACTTCTATCGGATCAGATAGCGCCAGTAGAAAGACTTTTGCTGGCAAGTATGGTTGACAGACTATCCATGCTTTTGTGGATTCAGTCAAAAGATGGACAGAAAGGAGTAAACAGACCGACATCTTTGACAGACTTCTTTATCAAGAAAGAAAAAGAAGATACGAGAGAGTTCATGACTTTTGAAAGTCCTGAAGATTACGAAGCCTATAGAAAACAACTATTTTCTGGAAATGGAGGTGATAGCTAGTGGCGACTCAGCTCGGAAAAGCTTATGTACAAATCATTCCGTCCGCTCAAGGAATTAGCGGAATGATTCAGAAAGAACTTGGTGGCGAAGTTGCTTCAGCAGGAAACCTTGCTGGAGAGTCATTAGGTTCTAACTTAGTTGGAACGTTTAAAAAGGTAATTGCAGCGGCAGGGATTGGGAAAGCCTTTAGCGCTGCATTGAGTGAAGGGGCAGCACTTCAACAATCCATTGGTGGTGTTGAAACCCTCTTTAAAACATCAGCAGGAAAAGTAAGGGCATATGCAGAAGACGCATATAAAACTACTGGACTTTCTGCAAATAAATATATGGAGACCGTGACGGGCTTCTCAGCTAGCTTGCTACAATCTCTTGGTGGAGATACAGACAAAGCGGCAGAAACAGCTAACATGGCCATGGTGGATATGTCGGATAATGCCAATAAGATGGGGACATCTATGGAGAGCATTCAGATGGCATATCAAGGGTTTGCTAAGCAAAATTATACGATGTTGGATAACCTTAAACTCGGTAGAAATACCATAGCCGAGTATAAACCTAGTGAAAACGGTGAAACCCTAAGAGTAGCTTAGGCAATACCGTGCCAAGCCTAGAAATAGGAAGGTGTAACGACTATCGAAACAGAAAAAGCATCCGAGAGGGTGTTTTTTTAATGGAGTAGAGTAGGCTCAAGCGAGCCGAAGCGCTAGGATGTATTTAATGCATAAGAGATAGTCTAATCTCTATGGCGACATAGAGCAGTCTAAAAGACGGCTACGATTTAGCGAATCGTAGTGAATATGTACCGTGTATGGTGGTACAAAGCAAGAAATGCAACGGCTCTTAGCTGACGCAGAAAAATTGACAGGTGTTAAATATGACCTAAATAACTTATCAGACGTTTATAGCGCCATTCACGCTATCCAAGAGAATTTGGACATCACTGGTACAACAGCGAGAGAGGCGGCAACCACTTTTACAGGTTCATTTGAATCTATGAAATCAGCTGCTCAAAACGTACTTGGTAAAATTGCGATTGGCGAAAATGTTACTCCAGCTTTGCAGGCATTGCTGGAAACAACTAGAACATTCCTTTTTAATAACTTCTTCCCTATGATTGGGAATATCCTATCTGGCTTGGGAGTAGTTTTGACCGAAGGGCTCAGCTCTTTAGCTTCTCAACTTTTTGGAGACGCTTTTGGAAGTGCAGTATATGACCAAATCGGGCGTGTAACAGGGATTTTCCAGACCTTTTTTGACATGATCTTCGGGTCAATGGATAAACAAGGAAACATAGATATCCTTAACACGTTAGGGTTCAGCGAAGATGCCGCAACCCAAATTGTTAATATCGGAGAGAATATCCGAACAACATTCGAGCATATCGGGACAATCATTGGGAATGTTATAGGCTTTGTTGGAGATTTCGTAGGAGACCTTCTAGGCATTGAAGGCGGGGAGCAAGGTGTGACCCTTCTAGGGACAGCTTTTGAAATTCTGACCTCAGCCATAAGCGGAGTTTCAGGAATTATTAAAGACATAACACAATTTTTCAAGGATAATCAAATCGCGGCTGACTTGTTGAAAACAGCTATCATTGCCCTAGGCTTTGCATTTACAACAATAAAAATCGTATCGTTTATGAAAGATATCGGTGGCATTGGCGGAGCTTTTGAAACAGCAAAAACGGCAGTAATGACTTTCGCGACAAGTGCAACAACAGCCATTTCTTCAATACCAATTGTAGGGTGGATTGCGATTGCAGTTGCGGCTCTAGCGTGGTTCTTTACCCAAACCGAAACGGGCAGACAAATTTTGTCAGCTTTTGTAGATTGGGTTAAACAGGCTTGGCAGGGAATTTCCGATTTCTTTGTTGGCATTTGGTCTGGTATCTCTGAAGGTGCTAGCACTCTGTGGGATGGAGTTGTTACAACATGGAATGCTTACGTTGAGTCATTAAAGGCGATGTGGAATGCAGTTGTAACATTCTTTTCTGATTTATGGGTAAGCATCCAAGAGGCTGCATCTGTGGCCTGGACAGCTATCATGACAGCAGTGATGACGATTGTTCAAACGTTTATAGATGGATTTATGAATGTTTGGAATAACATCTCAGACGGTCTTACTCAAATTTGGGAAGGGATTAAGATGATTTTTCAAGGCGCTTGGGAATTTATCAAATCGATTTTCTTGGGTGCTATTCTGATCATCATCGACCTTGTGACAGGGAATTTCAACCAGCTAGGGGCTGATCTTTCTCTAATTTGGGAAGGTATTCAAAACGGCATTTCTCTAGTCTGGGAAGGTATCAAAACCTTCTTTTTTGGTATTGTAGATGCTATTGTCGGATTTGGTAAAGTTGCTTTTGAAAACTTTTCAATTGGTCTCTCTACTAACTGGGAATTTATCAAGTCGGCTACTTCAGCGACTTGGGAATGGATAAAATCTACTGTAACAAGTCTAATCACAGGTTTGGTGCAGGGAGCTCAAAGTATCTGGGACGGCTTCATGAACTTCCTATCAAGTTTGTGGGAAGGCATCAAGTCAACGGCAAGCAATGCTTGGAGTTCTCTAGCGTCTAGCGTTCTAAGTATTATCAATGGTCTTGTATCTGGTGCGCAAAATGCCTGGAACAACATGTCTAATGCGGTATCTAGTCTTGTAAGTAATGTAACTGGATTCTTCAATCAATTGTGGAATATTGATTTGTATAGTGCAGGACAAGCAATCTTACAAGGTTTCTTGAATGGTTTGCAGTCTATGTGGTCCTCTGTCACAAATTTTGTCGGTGGTATTGCTAGCTGGATTCGTGACCACAAAGGTCCGATTGAATATGACCGTAAACTCTTGATCCCTGCGGGTACTGCCATCATGAAAGGGTTAAACGAAGGATTGCAAGACCAATTTAAGGAGGTCAAACAAACGGTTGGAGGAATGGCTGATGAAATTTCAGATGTATTTTCAGGAGACAACCTGGATCTGAATTCCTCTGCGTCCCTGACTAAAAGCCTTGAGGCACAGTTGGCTATGCCATCAAACCAATTTGAGGCCCATGAGAATAAAACAGTGTCTGAGATAGCGATTCTGAGAGCAAGTATGGAGAGAATCCTTACTGCTATCCTTGAAAAATCGTCAGACGTTTATCTGGACAATGACATTATCTCACTCAAAACCTATGAACAACATGGGGACATCTATGCAAGGAGGGGAATTTAATGGATTATATGATTATCAATGATTTTAACACCTCAACCCTTCCTGGTTGTGTTGTGACTGACTTTGGGAAGGTGGAGGCTGCTAAGCCAAAAGGAGAGAAGGCAACCCTTTATGGAGTCAATGGTAGTTACCGTGTGTTAGACGGTTCTTTCGACAGTTACGAAAGGACCTTCACACTCCACGTTAAAAAAATGGTTGAGATTTCAAGTATTCTTGATAAATTTCAATCGAATGATAATGTTTTGGAATTTAGCTATCATCTTGGCTCGTTGTTTTATGCTAACTTTGTGACTGCTAGTTTTGAACCTTTTGGAAATCATGCTTGGAAGTTAGAAATCAAGTTAGAAATGCAACCGTTCCGATACCAAAAAAATATAGATCCTGTGGTTCTTACGGCATCTGGTACAGTCAACAACCCTGGCACGGTTTACTCGGAACCACTAATTGAAGTCGAGGGGGATGGTGACGTCTCCCTTACAATTGGCCGAAAAACCATGTATCTAGCGATTAAGACCAAGGCCACGATTGATTGTAGGCAAGGCAAGCAAAATATCTACAACGCTACTGGCGCGGTTCAGAACACTCTCAGGAAACGTGGAGGGTTCTTGGAAATCCCGACTGGTAAGGTCGGAATCTCGTTTACCGGAAATGTCCGTAAAATTACTATTCGACCGAATTGGAGGTATAAGATTTGATTTATTTAACAAATGGAAATATGCCTCTGAACGCTGCCTATGCTGATGAAATTGTTCAAGAGAATAATAGCACTTATCAATTGTCCTTCCGATTTCCGACCTCGGATTCCTTATGGGAGCAGTTGAAGGAGGAAGCGTTCCTAACGGCTGATGACCTTCACGGTGAACAGGATTTTGTCATTTTCGAGGTAGAGAAGAAGCATGGCTATATTCAAGTCTATGCGAATCAAGTATTTACCCTCTTGAATAACTATGTGGTCAGTTCGCTTACTCTTGATCGAGCGACTGGCTCAACTGCTCTCAGTCGTTTTGCTGGCGCGATCACTCGTGACAATCCGTTCTCATTCTTCTCTGATATTGAAGATAGGCATACCTTTAATATTGGCTCTAAGAATGCTATGGAGGCATTTGCGAAAGATAAGCATTCTATTATTGGTCAATGGGGTGGAGACCTTGTGCGCCACGGCTACCAGGTTCGATTGTTGAAAAATGGCGGTTCAGAGAACGAATCGCTTTTTATGTATAAGAAAAACCTATCTAGCTACCAGCACAAGACATCTACCAAGTCTTTGAAGACTCGAATTACTTTCATCGCGACAGTCAAAGGTGAGGGAGAAAAGGCGCCTGACCGCAAGTTGTCTGTGGTTGTGGATAGTCCACTCATTAACAAGTACAGTCAAATCTACGAGGATGTGATTGAGGTTAATGATAGGGATGTGAAGGATGAAGCAAGCCTTCGAAAATATGGTGAGCAGTATTATCGAACTTCGCTCTGTGACATGATGGAAGATAGCCTTGAGCTTGAGGTTGTCGGCCAGAGTGATGTGCCTGTCCAGATGTTTGATATTGTGAGTTTATTTCACGATGTCTACAATCTTGACGTGCGCAAGAAGATTACTAAGTACACTTACTCACCAATGGGCAAAAAATTGAAGACAATTGGTTTTGGGCAGTTCAAGTCAGGCCTTGCGAATGCGATTGGTAACGCAGTGAGTGATGCAGTCAAGGGTGAAGCTCAACAACTTCAAAGTGATTTTGAAAGGCAGTTAGCAAGAGAACTCAAGAATGCTGATCTTGCTTTTGACAGGCAGAAAGAAGAGTTGGTCAATCAATTCACAGACGGTCTCAATGCTGCCAAAGCCAGAGCTGAAGAAGTTAAAAGAGAACTCTCTGATACTATTAATCAGCGATTCGACAACTTTGACAACGCTTCGATACAAGAAGCCAAACGCAGAGCTGAAGAAGCCTTGCGAAATGCTGGCGCAAGCAGCTTACTCGCTCAAGAAGCCAAGAGGATTAGCGACCAAGCGAAATCTGAAATCGACAATCTAAAATCATCATCGCAGACCGCTATTGAACAGATTGAGTCGTTTAAGACTCAGTACGGCACAAAGTTGAACGAGGTCAAAAGCACTGCAGACGGTCTGTTTACTAAAATGGGAGCTGTTGAAACTTACATCAGCAAGGACGGTCAGCGACAAGAGAGCTTGCAGCGTTATGCACGAGACGAGAGCGCTCGTCAAGTCAGCGCAGTTCGTGAGCAGATATCCAGAGATTACGTTGGGAAATCGACTTATCAAGAGGATGTGAGAGGTCTTGAACGTCGATTTAGTGCAATAGGCACGCAGACGAACAATGATATTGCTACAAAGATAGCTCAGTACAAGCAGACGGTTGATGGGCAATTTGCAAGTATTACATCTCAGATTGCTGGTAAAGCTAATCAGACGGACTTCCAACGTGTTAGAGAGACAAGCCAGCTCTATGAGCGCATTATCGGTAGCAACGAGAATGACATTTCTAACAAGGTCGCTCGCATGGCTCTGACTAATCAACTGTTTCAGGTTGAGGTTAGTAAATATACATCCCAAGGTGGACCGAATCTTATAAAAAATAGCGGAAATCCACAAGATAACAAAAACTGGGGTTATTGGGAAATTGGTCAAAATCCTGTTATACATACAGGAACGCATCCTTTCTTTTATAACCAAAAGAGAAAGCTTTTCTTTTTGGATAATCGTACGAGAGAGATTGTTCCAACTTCAACCATTCGCTTCTCTCTGAAACGGAACACAAATTATACAGTATCTTTGACTGCATTCAATACTTGGAACATGAAAGGTGCGACTATCTATTTTCTTGGCCGAAAATCCGGAGAAAATCAGTCGTTTTCTAAAGTTATAACGTTGGTTGAGAATGTTAAGTTTTCATCGGACGAAGCTGTTAGAAAGAATTACACTTTTAATTCAGGAGAATGTGACGAAGGCTATATTCGCATTGATAATAATGGAACGAATGATAGTGAGGTTGCAATTCTCTTGTTCGGAGATGTTGATGTTTATGAAGGGACAGTGACACGACCATGGCAGCCGTCTCCAGAAGATACTAACGAAGCCGTTCGCTCAGTTCAAAGTCAGTTGGCTGGCTCATGGTCTGTTCAGAACATCAACAGTGCTGGTGATTTGATTTCAGGCATAAACCTTGGTGCTAATGGTCATAACCGATTTGACGGAAAGCTGACCCACATCACTGGCGAAACCTTGATTGATAGAGCCGTTATTAAGTCAGCTATGATTGACAAGCTGAAGACAGCCAATTTTGAAGCTGGTTCGGTCACGACTACGATTTTAGGTGCTGAAGCCGTCACGGCTGATAAGATTAGAGTGGACCAAGCTCTCTTCAATAAACTTGTCGCAAATGAAGCTTATTTAAGTCTGCTATTTGCGAAACAGGCCTTCATCAATCGTGTTCGTAGTATTTCGATAGATGCTAGTCAAATAACAACAGGAACATTGAGCGGAGATAGAATCTTCGGAGGAACTATATCAGGTACTACACTGACAGGGCATACGAGGATTAATATTGGTGAGTATGGCTCGCTTGATACTGTCAATGGAGGCTTGCAGATAAATGTTCCTAGGGCAGTCAACTCAAAGGATGGATTGGGCGTCCAATTCATTGGTTCTTCTGGCCGGGGCGAGAATGTTCCTTATGGGTTATTCGTCTACAGGGATGATGATATAACACGAGGGGATACCGCTCGCGATACAGACGAATTTATCATGACTGTTCAAGGGTACATTAATACAAAAGGGATTGGTTGGCTAAAAACAGGTAAAGGCAAAGTAGGAAGTGTGACGACAGGAACATTAGGTTTTTGGAAATCTACTGTCAATCTAGAGTTCGCACCAAGTGACATATACTACACATATAATGGCACCGCATATGGCTTGTGGGCTATTGTGAAACAAAGCTTCTCGGACAGCCGTTTGAAGAAAAATATTGTTGACTGTAGGCACAAGGCTCTTGATTATATCCAGCAATTCCAGTTCAAGGAATATGATTGGAAGAAACAAGAGGATAGGCCGCAACAAGCACATACGAAGATTGGTTTGATTGCCCAAGAGGTTCAAGCAGTAGATCCGACTCTTGTCTATGAGAACGGTGACACACTAAACTTGGATAATCTCAGATTGACAACGATGGCTCTCAAGGCAATTCAAGAATTAAATCAACGATTGGAGAAATTGGAGGAAATAGCATGAATGAAGCAATCAACCAGCTAGTGTTACAATCGCTAGCTACTAAGTTGGCAAAAAGTGAGTTGAAATCAGCTCAAAACGAGGGATTTTATCAATTCCTCACGCAAGAACTACAAACAATTAACGAGGTCTTGGAATACGACCCAGCACTCAAAGAACTTTTCGAAGAAACTAAAGCAAAAATGCAAAAAGGAGAATAGAACATGACACAAACATATGAATTTGCGAACAACCCTTACTACCGTCAACCTGAGAACGTCACAATCGTGACAATCAAGAAAGAGCATGGCCAACGCTATAGCTACGAGCAAGCAGGATTGTCTGGCGACCGCACTCATGAAAGTCAGGAAGTGCTTATCCAGGCAGTTCTTGATGTGATTAAGGCTGAACTTGACCCAGCGAGCGCTATCGTTCAGACACAAGCGAAGTTGGAAGAAACAACACATCAACTTGCTGAAACTAAAGCGAAACAGACTGCGACAGATGCAGCAGTTAAGCATAACCAAGAAGAAACCGACCGTTATGGAAAAATCATCCATGCGGTCGTTTTAAATGCCGTAGCAGGCAAGACAATCGTTTATGGAACTATCTACAAGGAATTGGTAGAGTTGATTCCACTAGCCGAAATCGGGAAACATTACCAGGCACATGACTTGATTACTATCGAAGACCCTAATCATGCGGAAGTAAATGGTGAAGGTAAACGTATCTTGATTCAACTTAACCGTGAATTCACCTACAACGGTGAACCAGTCAGCGATTTTGCTCGAAACGGCCGCCTTGAACTTGATGGAACAGGCGCAGCATGGAAGTTTGAACCTAAAGAATAGCGAGGTGCTTATGGACGTCTTACAATCAACAGAGCATTTTTTCATGAACGTGCTACCAGTAGCGACACCAATCGTTGTTGCTTGGCTTGGCTATAAAATGCCGAAGAAGACCAAGGAACAAACAGACCAAATCATTTCAGAATTGAATGATGTCAAGAAACAAATCAAAGATGTCCAGATTACTGCCGATGAGAACAATCTCAAAATTGACGAAGTCCAAGAGAAACTGAAGTTACACGACGAGGCGCACCTTGTTACGATGAGGATGCGTCTCGATCGTGATATTCGCAGGGCTATTCGTCGTGGATTTACCACAAAGGATGAGTTCTATGTAGTCGAAAATATGCACAACAGTTACAAGGCGCTTGGTGGTAATGGCTACATTGACCACTTGTACAACAATTTTGAAGCATTGCAGATTAGGGACGACATCTTAGTTGAAGACGAGAAAGGAGCAAAGAATGGCTTATGTTCTTAATTCAACCAATCTCGAACAAGTTGACGGTGGATTTTTAGTTAAGCAAGGCGATGTGGCTTCCACATTTGCCTTTTCTTTGCTTGATGAAAATCATGAGCCGATTCCACATCTTGAAGGACAAGAGGCATCTATCACGTTGACGAGAGGCCAGGAACAATTACGCAAGACGGCAGTCGTGACAAACGGCGCAGTTGCTTTTAATTTGGGCATGATTTTACCTGCTGGATTATATCGAATCGAGGTAGCAGTGGGAGGATATACATTCCCAAGTGATGACTCGACTCAAATCCGAATCACTAAATCGGATAAGAATCTGGTCACAGAAGAAATCCACGCTCTCAAAGAGCTGGATATCGCAAAGGAAGTTGAAAAACAGCTTGCAGGAAGAACTGTAGGCAGTGATGGCACGGTAAGTCAGGAATTTCCTGATTTGCTAACGTTTTATAACTTAGGAAAGGTATAAAAAATTATGGACACAACAAAATTAACGGCATTCGCACAAGCTGTCGGTGTTGATATCAAAGAGCTAAAACAACTGCTTAATGGTAAAGTTGACAATGCGACAGTCACGCAACTGATCGAACAAGCTAAAACTGCAGTTAAAAATGAGATTTTGGGTGAGGGTGTATCTGAAGATTTGAACACGCTCAAGGAAATTGCGGATAAAATCGCAAGCATGAGCGGTGACACACAAAGCGCAGTTGTTCAAAAGATTTCAGAGTTAGGTACACGACTTGACAACATTGCTAATCTTGATTTAGTAACAGTCTATAACCAAGCGAAAGCGTGATTGTTATGAGCAATTTAGAGGAATTTGCTCAGGCGGTTGGCCGTGATGTCAAAAGATTCGAAACGGATTACACAAGCAAAGCAGAGCTTGAAGCGAAAGATTATATAGAAGGCAAATCTGATTATCAAATCTTGAAGCATCAAGTGGAATCTTTAGTGAAGCAAACGCAGACTTTGCAAGAGCAATTGGCCCTTGTTAAACCTGCACCAAGACGGGCACCGATGGCTTACACTATCGACTTAAATAGTACACCTCCAATTGCATGGTTCGATAATGGATGTGGTCTAGATGTTGGAGGCAACCCTGTACTTTTAGGTAAAAGTATAAACAAAGAATGGGGGCAATCTCCTCCTTTTTGGGATTTTCCGAACGCAATTTTAAGAACTTCACTAGCAGTTATTGATATTGACGTTTGGAAAAAAGCGAATTTCGATTATTGGCACGATACAGTGAAGGTACTGAATCCACTGAAATCAGCAGATGATTACGATTGGACAAAAGCAAGGCTGACCGAAAGAGGTTCCATGTATGAATACCAGTGGAATAATCAGAGAAATATCATTCGCGTTATGTATCAATTAGGAATTTGGGATGCTAAAACCGTTGAAAGCTTAGGCGCAGTAAAGCGCTAGAAAGGGAAATAATATGACACAATTTAATGAATTTATCATCGCTTTTGCGACAGGCTTTTTAGCAGTAGCAACAGGCAGTATCGTAAAAGCAGTAAAAGAGTACCTTTTGCGAAAAGGTGGAGAGAAGGCAGTCAAAATCGCTGAAATCCTAGCCAAAAACGCAGTACACGCAGTAGAGCAGGTAGCTCAAGAGACTGGCTATAAAGGTGATGAAAAACTAGAACAAGCTAAAGTACATATGCTTGCAGAGCTTAAAAAGTACAATGTCACTATGACTAATAGAGAGCTTGAAATGTTTGTAGAGTCAGCAGTGAAGCAGATGAATGACGCATGGAAAGGGGAATAAGG